ACTCGCCCCCGCCTTGACCACCAGTAGCCGCCATGCTAGCAGAACCAACAGTATTATCAGTTAAGTACTGTTCAACCATCCGATCAAATAACCTGAGAGGCATATTAAATATTTATCGCTTTAGAGACAATAAGTTGACTTTTCCAATAAAAGACTATAATAAATAAATGGAGATTGGTGATATAATCCATCAGTATCTCGATGAGGCAAGTATAGATACAAATTTAGACCGACTAGAGGTTACTTCTACTCAAGAAAAATTAATATCTAATAAGCATAAATGGTCTGCCAGATTAATTAATCATAAAATTAGTCTTAATACTTTAAAATTTAAGCGATCTTCTCTTATCGATGAATATATAACTGATTATCAAGATAAAGAACCCGTACGTATAAATAGGTCTATAGCAGAAAAAGCAGTACAAAATAAAAAAGAAATAAAAATTATAGATCAAAAAATTCAAAATGAAACTCTTATCATTAGTTTCTTGGAAAATATATATAAAAATATAAGCTTCGCCACAAATGATATAAAAAACTTAATAGAGTTAATGAAGCTTGAGACTCAATGATTAATATAACATTAAATTCCAACTCTCAAGCAGTATTAGAAGGACCTGAATTAGATATTATCAGAGAACATTTTAGTGTAAAAAATGAAACAGCTCATTTTCAAAGAAGATTTGGCAGGTTCGTTCCTCCACGAACCTATGTAATTACTAAACAAGGCAAAGCTGATGTCGGATTACTGGTAGAAATTGCAAAATTTTGCAAAACAAAAGATATAAAAATCAATTTTTCAAAAGAAATAAAAAATTCACTAATACCCACACTACGTAAAGATAATATTGTTGATTATACTCTAAACTTAGAATATAGAGAATATCAACAAGATATAATTAAAAAATGTATTGATAGAGGTAGAGGAACAATAATATTAGCAACAGCTGGTGGTAAGACTCTAGCTATGGCTGGTTTATTAGAATTTTATTATAAAAATTATAGTAAAAATTTTAAAGGGTTAATTATTGTACCTGATTTAGGACTAGTAAATCAAACAATATCTGACTTCGAGCAATACGGTGTATCATTTTCTACTACCAAATATACAGGAAAAGATGAATTAATTTTATCTCGCAATATTATTATAGCTAATTTAGGTATATTACAAAGCTCGAAACAAGATATTTCGTGGATAGAGCATATTGACTTTTTAATAGTAGACGAAGTACATAAAGTAAGAAGAGGTAATAAGGTAAATAATATTCTTAAAAAAATTACTACTTCACACCGATTTGGCTTTACTGGTACTTTGCCTGATAACTTATTAGATAAATGGAATATTTTTGGAAAAATAGGACCGCAATTATACGAAAAAAAAGCATATGAATTAAGAGGAGAAAAATATGTCGTTCCTGCCCGAGTTCTGGTTTTACAATTACACTACGACACACTATCGACGGAAATATACCACGGAAATAATCCTAATACATTTTATTTGCAAGAAAATGAATTTATACGTAATAGCTCCTTTAGAAATAATTTATTAGCAAAACTTTCAGATAAATTAGATAATAATGCGCTAATTTTAATAGATTATATAGAGCACGGACAATTACTACTTAATATATTAAAAGATACCTGTAAAACTAAACAAATATATTTTATACGAGGGGAAGTAGAAGTAGAAGAGCGTAAAAAAATACAAGCACTAATGGAAAAAGAAAATAATATAATAGTTATAGCTATTTCAAAAATATTTTCTACGGGTATTAACATTAAAAATTTACACTATATAATGTTTGCAGGAGGCGGAAAGGCTAAAATTAAAATAGTACAAAGTATCGGACGTGGCCTGCGCTTGCATAACGATAAAAAAGAACTTATAATATTTGACATCGCTGATAATCTACGTTATGGGCAACGGCACGTTGAACAGCGCTTATTATTATATGATAATGAGCATATAAATTACAATTTTACGCAATATTATGAAACCAAGAGCGAAATCAAAAAAACCTAATAAAAAAACATACTATGTTAATCCAAAAATATTTTTACAAGGACTAAAAGACTATTATGAGACTGACGACTTTCTTGATGAATTAGCCGAAGCAGTTTATAAGATAGCAGTAGGATTAAGCTATTCACCAAATTTTATAAATTATAGTTATAGAGATGAAATGATAGGTGACGCTGTTGTAAAAATGATTGCCGCTGTAAAAAACAAAAAATTTAACCTCGAATCTGCGTCTAGTCCTTTCTCATATTTTACTACTATTGCATATCATGCATTTATTAATAGAATAAAGAAAGAAAAAAAATATAGAGAGACTATTAGCAGTTATCAGGAGCAAGTCTATGGTAATTTAGCGAGGGAGGAGGAAATTGCAGTTAGTCGACCTACTAAAGACTACGATCAAGAGTTATATACTTAATGTCTTCTGAGAGTAATAAAAAAATCGGATTCTTTTCTGATTTACATATAGGTATACATCAGAATAATGAAAAATGGCATGATGTAACACTCGAATGGGCAAATTGGTTTACATCTGAACTAAAGAAACAGAAAATCACTAAGCTAATATTCGGTGGAGATTTTTTCCATTATAGAGACGAAATAAACGTTAGATCTCTTCATTTCGCGAACACTTTATTAGACTTATTTAATGAATTTGAAATAATCATGATTCCGGGAAATCACGATGCATACTATAAGGATAATTCAAACGTACATTCGCTAGCTATATTAAACAACAGAGCTAACATTACTATATTTGATAAGCCTACAATTTTAACTCTATTTGATAAAACAGTAGGCTTTTGTCCGTGGGGTACACCGTTAAAAAATATACCTAAGTGCGACCTATTAATAGGTCACTTTGAAATCCAAAATTTTAATTTTAATAGTTTTAAGATATGTGAATCTGGTATTGAATCATGTGATTTATTATTAAAGTCTGAACTTATATTATCAGGTCATTTTCATAAGCGACAAAGACGAAAATATTCAAATGGAGAAATAATATATGCAGGTAATCCCTTTCAGATGGACTTTAATGATATTGAAGATCAAAAAGGATTTTATATATTAGATTTTAATAATAAAGAAAACATACAATATAAATTTACTAATAACAATATATCTCCAATTCATATAAAAGTAAATTTAAGTCAATTAGAGAAACTAAAAAAAATAGCAAAAGATAAAGGCTGGTCGAAGTTAGCTATTAAAATTATTATCGATAAAGATATTAAAACAAACTTACTTGATAAAATAATTGCATCAATAAGCTTTGAGGCGCCATTTTCTCTTACAACGGATTATTTATATAAATTTAATGTTGGTGACGTTCAGCTAACAAACGAACTCGGTGATTTGAATATTAAACAATGTATAATTGAATATATTGAGTCATTAGATATAGATAACAAAGAACAAATACAAACAAAAGTTATTCACTTATATAATAAATTTATATGAAATATGTAAACTTTAAATCAATAAAGATTTGTAATTTTCTTTCAATAGGAAAAGAACCAATTGAAATTAATTTTCAAACAGGTTTAAATGTAATTACTGGCGTTAATAGAGATAAAGAAGATAGGAGAAATGGTGTCGGTAAGTCTACAATTGCCGACGCTATACACTTCGCTATTTTTGGAGAGACAATAAGAGAAGTATCAAAAGACTTTATTGTAAACTCTATAAATAAAAAAAATACATATGTAGAGCTACAATTCACAATAAATGAAAATAATAAAAATAATAATTATACAATAGTACGTAAACTAAAACCAACAAAATGCTATCTCCTTATAAACGATACTGATGTTACAGAGAGCACTATTCCTAATACTACTAACAAAATAAAGAATATACTTAACTGTTCTCCTGAAGTATTTCAAAACTGCGTTATAATGTCTCTTAATGCTACGCTTCCGTTTATGGCTCAAAAGAAAGTAGAAAAAAGAAAATTTATTGAAGGTATTTTAAATTTAGAAATTTTCTCCGATATGCTTTTAAGCGCAAGATCAGAATATAACGAAGTCCAAAAAAAGTATGAACACATTACAAAAGACTTTGATCATGCAAATAATATTTTAAAGCTATTGCAAGAACAGAAGGATAAAATTTTAATTACTATTGCTGAACAAAAGACTAAAATTAAAGAAAGAATAAAAAATATAAATGAAGATATAGAAATCAATACGTTAAAAATAAAGCCTATTAATAAAGAATTATATAATAAAAGTAAGAATAAATTAGAATCCATAAAAATTAAATTAATTAAAATACAAACACAATTATACTCCACTTCAACTAAGACCACTCAGCATGAGACTGAAATAAAATTTTATAAAAAACAAATTACAGGTATCGGTACCGATAAAGACGCTTGTCCTGTATGCTTGCGACAAATTACAAATAAAGATAGAAGTCATATAAAAGAAGAAAAAAATAAAATTAAAAAAGATATTGATAATTGTGAGCAAGATATTGAAAGCTTACAACATCAACAAAAAGAAATTATTAACCTTAAGGAGAATAATCTCTTTGCCGAATCGCAACTTAATGAATATATATCCACTATAAAAACAGTACATAATAATAATAAATTAACAATAACGTATATTAATAATATTAAAACTGATCTTAATAAAAACAAAAAAGAATTACAGGAGGTAACACAAAAAGAAACAAATTTAGAAATAAACGAATTAAATCATAAATTAAAAATAAAATTAAAAGAAGTAGAAGAATTAGAGGAAATGTCAAATAATATACATTTAGATTTAGAGATACTTGATGCAGTAAAATATATTTTATCTGAAGAGGGTGTTAAGTCGTTTATAGTAAAAAAGATTTTAGATGTGCTAAATAATCGATTATTATTTTATTTACAAAAAATGGATGCAAATTGTGTTTGTAGGTTTAATGAATATTTTGAAGAAGAAATTGTTAATGAAAAAAACCAACAATGTTCATATTTTAATTTTTCCGGTGCAGAGAGAAAAAATATAGACCTTGCTATTTTATTTACATTTATGGATATGAGAAGGCTGCAAGGAGATGTTGCATATAATTTATTAATGTTTGATGAATTATTAGATACCTCTCTAGATGAAAAGGGGGTAGAATTAGTATTAAATATACTTAAAGACCGAGTTGATGATCACAAAGAGAGTATATACATTATCTCTCATAGAAAAGAATCTGTTAAAGCGGCAACCGGTGAAGTAGTAGTTCTAGAAAAAAAGAATAGTATTACGACGCGTGTAGATTTATCCACTAATTTAACATAAATCCATATAATGCTTACACCGTTTCAGCAAAATACTTCACGACTACCATTTGCAGCACCACAGATAAGTAACCCCGCTCTCTGTACTACTAAATTAGCAAAAACACCACCAGTTAATACTGGACATAACGCACCAGACTTACCTCGCGCATTAAACTTTTATGCCGATTATTCTGGCTGCGGTCATTGGAGAATGATTTGGCCAGAATTATTACTCAATTGTTATGCAAAAGTAAACATACAAGGAGGTACTGTAATGATAGGAGAAAAGGGCTTTTATCAAGGAATTAAAACGGTTCGTATCCAGCGCCAGGCCACTGAAACTCAAGCAAAATATATAAAGTGGTTAAAAGAAGTAGCTACAGAAATGAAATTTAAAGTCATATACGAAATTGATGACATTATTTTTAAAGAAGACATTCCTCATTATAATAAATTTAGATTTGCATTTGAGGATCCAAAAATTAGACAAACAAGTCTCGAGATTATGCAAATATGTGATGAAATTACTGTTACTAATAAATTCATGCAAGAGTATTATATAGAAAAAACAGGTAATAAAAACATTACAATTATACCTAATTTCATTCCAAAATTCTGGATGGATCGTTATTTTAATTTTGATAATATTCGTAATAATTATCAAAAATTTAAGAGAAAACCTCGTGTAGTTTATTGCGGTAGCGGCGCACATTTTGATATTGAAAATAGAATAAAACAAAAAGACGATTTCTATCACGTCAATGATGTAATACGAAAAACAGTAGATAAATTTCAATGGGTATTCGTTGGAGGGTTTCCACTAACCTTAAAGGACTTAATTCAACAAAAGAAAATAGAGTATCACACTTGGTCAAATTTAGTAGATTATCCTAATTATATAAACAGCATGAATGCTACTGTTTTTTATGCACCATTAGAAGATAGTAATTTTAATAAAGCAAAAAGTGATTTAAAATTTATTGAAGCTTGCGCTCTAGGCATTCCAGTTATTTGTCAAGACTTATGTACGTATAATACTGCCTTTCATAAATTTAAAACTGGTGATGATTTAATAAATAAAATAGAAATCGTAACTAAAGATACAAAGAAATATACTAAAGAGGTAAAAAGAGCTCGACAGTATATGAAATCTCGATGGATGGAAGATAATATTAATTTCTATGCCGAGTTGTATTCATTACCGTACGGTGATCCAAAAAGAAAAAATCTTAATCGCTTAAACGGAATTAGTTGATTTATCGATTTATTTTCTTTATACTATGATCAGTGTATAGGAACTTAGCATACATACCAAACCAACGCGTGATGCGACTCTTTACTTGGAGTGAAAAAGGAGACCGTATTGAAATTGATTGCCCGTATCGACCATATTTCTATTCTGAAACTAATTCAAATCGATACGACGCAATATCATTGTATGGAACAAAATTACGTAGATCTATAGCTAACAGTGAATTAGATAGAAGAAAAAAAATTAACGATCTCAACGATCACAAAATTTATGAAAACATTTCCCCTTATCAACAATTTTTAGTTGACAGGTTTTGGGAAGTTCATGAAAATGATACTTTTAGCAAATTTCCACTAAAAATTTGGTTCTTTGATATTGAAACATATTCCCCTAATGAGTTCCCAAAACCGGAAGAAGCAAGCCATCCTATTAACGTAATTACAGTTTACGATACTGTAGAGAAAATGTACTTTACATGGGGAATTAACAAATATAAACCAAAATCCGACGACGTAAAATATGTTCACTGTAAGACTGAAACTGAGTTATTACAGAAATTTTTAGACTTTTATTGCGAAGACCGACCTGATATTTTATCTGGGTGGGCAAGTGAGGTTTTTGATATTCCGTACGTAATTAATCGAGTTAGAAACATACTAGGCGAAGACACAACTCGGCTATTTTCACCCGTACATGATGAAATTATGAAGCCAATCTATCAACGAGTGTATCGTGGTAATTTCGGCAGGCAAACATCGAAATATGTAGTTGAAGGTGTGTCTATGTTAGATTATCTTGATGTGTATAAAACCTTCAGTCTGGGCATGAAAGACAGTTATAAGCTAGATAACATAGCTCACATAGGTCTGGGCATGAAAGACAGTTATAAGCTAGATAACATAGCTCACATAGAACTAGGAGAGAACAAGGTAGATATAGGAGAAACTAACCTTGCGACACTGTCTATAGAGGATTGGAACAAGTTTGTTGACTATAATATTCATGATGTACGACTACTAGTAAAGCTTGAAGCTAAGCTTATGTATATGGATTTAGCAAGAATGCTGTCATACATAGGGTTAACACCATTTAACGCTGCTCTTGGTACTATTAGTACAGTAAACGGTCGTGCAATTGTTGAAGCAAGAAAATCAGACCCACCTCGTGTCATTCCAACTTTTATAAAAGACGACTCCCATACTGGGAAATACGAAGGTGCATATGTAAGTGAACCAAAACGTGGTTTTCAAGAGAATATTATATCATTTGATGCTAATTCTCTATACCCTAGTGTGATGATATCTCTTAACTTAAGCCCGGAAACTAAAATAGGGAGCATCGTCGGTACCGATAGACATAAAGATAAAGTATATATAAAGACGGTAAATAACAAAGATATTGAGATGTCTTATAAGGATTTTAGCAAGTGGTGTGCTAAAAATGAAATAGCAGTCACAAGAGCAAAAAAACTGTTTTCACAAAAAGTCAAGGGAATTTTTCCGCGAATCACTGATCACTTCTATAACATAAGAAAAGGAAAAAAACAACAATGGACTACTGCTCGTGAGGAAAAACACCAATTATCTCTTGAGTTAAAAAAAGAAAAAAATAAAGATAAAAAAGAAAAATTAAAGAAAAAAATTAAAGACATACAATATAAAATTGATCAACTTTGGATCTGGCAGTTTACATTGAAAATCCTTATCAACCGTATTTACGGGTATTTTGGCAATAAAATCTCTGCTATGGCCGATGGAGATATTGCACGATCAATTACTCTGACAGGCCAAGACATCATAAAACAAAGCAATATTATTTTAAGAAATTATATAAAAAGGAAAACTAACTTAACTGATAAAGACCTCGAAAAACACGACCCAATCCTCTATAATGACACAGATAGTTCATATTGCACAATTACTCCATTGTTAGAGTATATGAATATTTCTCTACATAACAACAAAAAAATCGATCAAAAGGTTTATGATCTTGTTCAAGATATAGAAGATGATTTAAATGTGCATATTGAAAAATGGGCACGTGAAACCTTATTAACTACAGATCCGAGGTTTGTCTTTAAAAGAGAGTCAATTTGTGATAAAGGAATATTTTTACAAAAAAAACGATATGTACTTCATAAGCTAGACGATGAAGGGGTTGCCTGTGATGCCTTCAAATATACAGGGGTAGAGGTAGTTCGAACTACAATGCCTAATGCAATTAAGCCATATGTTAAAAAAATAATTGAACATATGATTATAACTGAAAATCAAAATACTACTAATGAAATTTTCGAAGAAACATATGAAATTTTTAAGTCGCTACCAATTAAAGACATTGCATTTGTCATGGGAGTAAGAGAATATGAAAAATATAGTATACACACTAAAAACTGGCAAGTAAAAAAAGGAACACCAATTCATGTTAAATCTTCTATATATTATAATAAACTCCTTGAACATTATAAGATTTCAAGTAAACATGAAAAGATTAGTTCAGGTGATAAAATACGATATTTCTATACAATCCCTAATAAATTTGGTTTAAGTTCATTAGGGTTTAAGTATGACTTACCAAAAGAATTTAACAAAGATTTTAAAATTGACTACGAAAAAATGTTTGAGAAAATTGTATACAGTGTTATAGATAGATTTTATGAAAACGTAAATTGGAAGTCGTTTCGACCGGGAAAAGCAGTAAATACAGATTTATTTGATTTCTTTAAAACACCTGTTGCAAATTAAATTTTATATTATATAATAATTACATGGATATGGATATTATTACGTATATTGATAGTATAGGTAGGACTTGCTTTGGAGAGCTAATTGAACGGACAGATTCAGCGATCAAAATTAAATCACCGGCGATGATTATGGTAACACCAAACGACGAATCAAACATGAAAGTCGACGTAATGCCTTTATTTTTTACTGAATTTTCTAGCGGCGAGCCGCCAGTTTTTGTGTATAAAAATAACCAATTTACTGAGATCGAGGTCGTTATTTCTGACAAAATCTTAATCCATTATAATGCAAAAATTAATACTAAACCAGAACCAAATCCTGAATCTCCCGTTGAAGTATTACCTGACACAAACATAGATGAGGTAACGTTATTCGAGGATTAATATGTCTACTCTTGTTGATAAAGCTTTTGCTAAATTACAAAAGCTCAACCGCAACGCAACCACTTTAGAAAAAAATACTTTAAGTAATGTAACTGAGTGGATCGATACTGGTTGTTTAGTCTTAAATTCTATTTTATCAGGATCGCTATACGGCGGTGTACCAAAAGGCAGAATAACAATTTTTGCAGGCGAACCGCAATGTGGTAAAACTTTTATTTTAAATAAAATTCTCGCTAAGGCACAAAAAACAGGAATGGTTCCTGTAATATTCGATACCGAAATCGCGATCGAAAAAGAAGGGGCTGAGAATGTAGGCCTTGATGTCTCAAATGTAAAATATGTTCCTGTTGATACTGTTGAAAACTGTCGTAATCAACTCGTTGCATTTTTAGACGGAATTGAAGAAGAACCAGAACTTCATGGAAAATTTATTATATCAATTGATTCTCTTGGAAACTTAGCATCATCAAAAGAAATTGCTGATGCTGAAGCTAATAAAGGAGCCATGGACATGGGGCTCAGAGCTAAGCAGCTTAAATCCATGATGCGCATTATTACATATAAGGCTGCCGTAACTGGTACAACTATTATATGTAGTAATCACACGTATGCTGACCCAGGTGCACTCCATCCTACCTTAGTCAAGCAGCAATCTGGTGGCTC